GGCCCCCTCTTACCGCACGGGCTGGAGGTGGAGTTGCCGGACGTGACAACGACGGCCACCGTGCAGGCCGTCCAGCTTTGGGACTGAATCATGTGGGAAAAAATCAGCACCTTTATCACCTGGTGCATGGCGGTAGTAATGGCGTGGCTGGGCGGCATGGACCTGAAGGACATGTCAACCGTGGCCGGGGTATTCATCGGCCTGCTGATGGCGCTTATCAGCTGGTACTACAAACACAAAACCTATCAGCTGCTGCAGAGCGGGCGCATCACGCGGGGTGATTATGAATCTGCAGATCGTTAAGCGCTGCGCCGTGGGCGTGGTGCTGGCGCTGGCCGCCACCCTGCCCGGCTTTCAGCAGTTGCACACCTCCGTGGAGGGGCTGCGGCTGATTGCCGATTATGAGGGCTGCCGCCTGCAGCCGTACCAGTGCGACGCGGGTAAGTGGACCGACGGGATCGGCAACACCTTCGGCGTGGTGCCGGGTAAGTCCATCACGGAACGGCAGGCGGCGGGGAATTTCATCACCAACGTGTTGCGCACTGAGGCGGCACTGGCGCGCTGCGTGGCGGTCTCCATGCCGCAGCAGGTTTATGACGCGCTGGTGTCGCTGGCGTTCAACGTTGGCACCGGCAACGTGTGCGGCTCCACGATGGTGGCGCTGCTGAAAAAGGGCCAGTGGCGCGAGGCGTGTTACCAGCTGCCGCGCTGGGTATACGTGAAAGGCGTATTCAATCAGGGGCTGGATAACCGGCGCGGGCGTGAACTGGCCTGGTGCCTTAAGGGAGTCTGAGCACATGAAGAACATCATCGTGATGGTTCTTTTTTTTCTGGGGATTGTGTTGTGGCAGTCGTGGAATCTGCACAACGCCTATCAGAAGATTCACGCACATGAGGCAGTCATAGAAACTCAGGGAAAAAAGCTGAGCCAGAAAAACAGCCAGCTGATTGCCCTGAATATCCTTACGCAGACCAGCAGCCAGGCACAGACGCAGCTTTACGCCGCCGCCGAACGCAACGGCCAGCTGCTGCGCGACCGGCAGCGAAAAATTGAGGAGCTGAAACGTGAAAATGAAGACCTGCGCCGCTGGAGTGATACCGCTTTGCCTGATCCTGTTATCCGGCTGCGCCAGCGACCGGCCCTCGCAGGAGGTGAATCTTACCGTGAGTGGCTGTCCGAAAATCACCCGCTGCCAGCTGGATCCGGCAGCACCGCGCACTAACGGCGACCTCCTGGCCCTGCTGGACGAAACGGAGGCCGCCTGGGCGGCATGTGCCGGTAAGGTCGATACCATCATCAGCTGTCAGGAAAAAGACGATGAACAAGCCGCAGTCCTTACGCAGCGCCCTGAATAAGTCGGTCCCTTACGTGGCCGATAACCCGGACCGCCTGCACCTGTTCGTGGACAGCGGCCAGCTGGTCGCTACGGCCGCCGCGTCCCTGTCGTGGGAGTACCGTTACACCCTGAACGTGGTGATCACCGACTTCACCGGCGATCAGAACCTGCTGATGGCCCCGGTGCTTTTGTGGCTGCAGGAAAACCAGCCCGACGCGCTGCAGAACAGTGAGGCGCGCGAAAAGCTGTTTTCGTTTGAGGTCGATATTCTGGCAAATGACCGCTGTGACATCAGCATGGACCTGAAGCTGACCGAGCGCGTGATAGCGACGGTTGAGAACGGCAAGGCACATATCGAAGCGGTGCCGGAGCCGGACGCGCCGGAGGAATTCTGGACGGTGAAGCATGGCTGAACTGCATGAAGTGGATGCCTGGCTGGCTGCGCTTCTCTCACAGCTGGAACCGGCAGCCCGGAAAAAGATGCTGCGCGAGGTGGCACACGACGTGCGCCGCATTCAGCAGGCAAACATCACAGCACAACGTTCCCCGGACGGCACCGCATGGGAGCCGCGCCGCGTCAGCGCCCGCAGCAAAAAGGGGCGCATCCGTCGCGGCATGTTCGCGAAGCTGAAAACGTCAAAATATCTGAAGGTAAAAACAGACGCAGACGCCGCTGAGGTTGCCTTTATTCCGGGAGTGCAAAAGCTGGCCCGCGTTCATCATTACGGCCTGCGCGACCGGGTAAGCCGTCGTGGCCCGATGGTGAAATATGCTGAACGACCACTGCTTGGTTTTAATGAAGAAACTGAGAATAAATTATACGACATAATGCTTTCTTGGCTTAATCAGGATTAGCTTTGGCCGGTTCCGCTTGCTTATCTGGTTCCGGCTTTATAAATAGATCGGTAAAGGAAAGGCCGAACCTAAATATTGATGTTGTGACTAAAATTACTGCAACCAATGTAGAGACATAAGGGTGTTTGTCGACAAATGGACTTATCAAATCTGGTGCTGCCATCCCATTTTTTTGGTAAAGAACAAAGAAAGTAATACTCATCGTAAAAACAATGCAAGTCTCCATATTCCAAATTGCATTAAATATTTCTTTATAAAATTTATTCTTTCCTGACTTAGTAATTGTATGGCAGATATGAACTATGCCTGAAAAAAGAAAAATCCCACCCAAAAAAGCTAGTGGCAAATCAAAATTATTTGGCATGAGTGTCAACGGATAAACAAATAAACAGCCTAAAACAAAGGTTAGATCTACAAACTTATTTCTTCGTTTTCTTCTGCGCATAAATCCTCCTTTAGGATTGTTTGGTGGTTGGTACAACATCAGTTTAATGCCAGAAAAAAGCAACTGCTTCAAGCTTTAGCTATGAATGCACAACTCACCGAAATTATGCGCCTTATCACCAACCTGATCCGCACCGGCACCGTGTCCGAAGTTGATCCGGTGAACTGGCTGTGCCGGGTGAAAACGGGCGACCTTGAAACCAACTGGATTAACTGGCTCACCCTGCGCGCCGGTAGCACCCGCACATGGTGGAAACCCTCCGTCGGGGAGCAGGTTGTGCTGCTGAGCCTGGGCGGCAACCTTGAAACCGCCTTTGCGCTGCCCGCCATTTATTCCGAAGCCTTCCCGCCGCCTGACTACTCGGAAGACGGCACCACCACCGTGTTTAAGGACGGCGGCTGGTTTCAGTACGAGCCGGAAACCGGCCAGCTGCTGATAAAAAACATCAAAAGCATGCGCATTGAAGCGGCGGACGGCATTCAGCTGATCACCGATGCGCTGGGGATAGAGGCCAGCCAGACACGGATTAACGGTGACACCACGATGAACGGCGATGTGACACACGGCGGCGGTTCAATGAGTTCTAACAGCGTAATTGCTGATAAGCACTTACACGACAAAGTTAAGAGTGGCGGCGATCTGTCAGGAGGCCCGCAATGATGTATCTCGGCATGAACCGCGACACCGGCGAAGCCATTACCGACATCGATCACATCCGGCAGAGCATGCGCGACATCCTGATCACCCCGGAAGGCAGTCGCATCGCCCGGCGTGATTACGGCTCGCTGCTGTCGGTGCTGATTGACCAGCCACAGAACGACGTGATCCGCCTGCAGGTAATGGCGGCGGTGTATGTCGCCATCAGCCGCTGGGAACCTCGCGTGAGGCTGAGCACCGTAAACCTTACCAGCGACTTTGACGGCTCTATGGTGGTTGAGCTGACCGGCCAGCGCGATGACGGTTCGCCGGTTGCCATGTCTGTACCAACGGGGGTGAACAGTGGCAGTAATTGACCTTTCTCAGCTGCCCGCACCGCAGATTATTGAGGTGCCGGACTTTGAATCGCTGCTGGCTGAGCGCAAAGAGGCGCTGATTGCGCTTTATCCGGCGGATGAACAGGCCGCCATGCGCCGCGTGCTGGCGCTGGAGTCTGAGCCGATTGTGAAAAGCCTGCAGGAAAACACCTACCGCGAAATCCTGTTGCGCCAGCGCATCAATGAGGCGGCGCAGGCTGTGATGGTGGCCTACGCAATCGGCAGCGATCTGGACCAGCAGGCCGCCCGCAATAACGTGAAGCGCCTGACCATTATGCCTGCGAATCCCGACGCGGTGCCGCCGGTGGATGCCGTGATGGAATCGGACGACGCACTGCGCGTGCGCGTGCCGGAGGCGTTTGAGGGGCTGAGCGTGGCCGGACCGACGGGCGCGTATGAGTTTCACGCTAAAAGCGCCGATGGCCGGGTGCAGGACGTGTCCGCCATCAGCCCGTCACCGGCGACAGT